ATTCTCTGAGATTGTGGGGAGTTGGTTGGTTATCTTTGGACTTGGCACTCGTCTGGGTGCCTTGGCAATCTTAGGTACAATATCATTCGCAATTTATCATGCCCTAGTTACATCTGGATTTAACATCTACTTGTTAGAACTCTTAGTTCTTTACTGGGGAGGTGCAGCATGTATCGTCCTCAGTGGTCCTGGTAATTTCTCATTAGATCACCTCATAAAACGGAGACTCACAAATGATTAAAGCACTATACAGTATTATGTTTGCTGCTCTAATGTGGGTACAAGTCCCACAGTGGAGTGATGATTGGTCTAAGTGTTCAGTAGACGTACCAGACACAGCATGTCATTGGTATATCACTGCTCCCGATAGTACAATGGGTGAGGGATTTAGTTGGGCAAATGCCCCTTGGTTCTCAGTAGAAGGATTGAGAGACATTGGAGAACTTCAAAACACAATGGCATCAATTCAAACTCAAGGAGAAGTATGAATAACTTTGAAGTCTTTTTCTATTTTGTATGCTTTGCTGCCATTGGTGGCGCTGCATTTGCAATGATGTGGAGTAACATTCAATCTATTAATATAGAGATGAGTAAACCTCCCAAACCAAAGCATCCTGAAGCACCTGAAGCAGGTGAAGAAGTGATGTATATTGATCTCAGTAGAGAAAGGCTTGAGGACCTTTACAAACAAGATAAAGATTGATATACTAGGGGTCTACGGACCTCTTTTTTTATGAGAATTTTTTTAGATACAGCAGACACAGAAGTTATTCGTAAATATTTTAGTACTGGACTAGTTGATGGTGTCACAACCAACCCATCACTTATCTTAAAGAGTGGTCGTAATCCTGAGGATGTATATCAAGAGATTAAAGATATTGGTGTTCAGGACATCAGCATGGAAGTGATGGGTAGCGACCTTGATATGTACGATGAAGGTATCCGTTTGTATGAAAAGTTTGGTAGTGTATGTACTGTCAAGGTTCCATGCACACGCGAAGGACTGATTGTTTGCAAACGCCTTTCCGAACAAGGTATCAAGGTCAACGTTACACTTATCTTCTGTGCCTCTCAGGCAGTCCTAGCAGCAAAGGCAGGGGCAACATATGTTTCTCCCTTTGTAGGACGCTTAGACGACCAGTCTGTAGCAGGTCTGGAGGTTGTTAGATCCATCTCTGAGTTGTATCGTATCCATAGGATTCCAACTCAGGTTCTTTCAGCATCTATCCGTAACGTGCAAAGAGCTGTCCGTTCATGGTATAATGGTGCAGAGATTTGTACAATGCCACCTAAGGTATTTGATCAAATGTATGATCACATTCTTACTGACAAAGGTATGGAGATTTTTGAAAACGATTGGAAAGGAGTTGTGAAATGAGTTTTATAGTATACTCAAAGGATGGATGTCCTTATTGTGATAAAGTTGTACATGTATTACAACTTGCAGAAATTAAGTATGTGATATATAAACTTAACAGGGACTTCACCCGCGAAGAGTTCTATGATAAATTTGGAGAAGGTTCTACCTTCCCAAGAGTAGTCAAAGATGATGAACTTATTGGTGGATGTATGGAAACTGTCAAATATCTAAGGGAACAAAAACTGGTCTAATGGAACAAAACCTCATCGACATCTATGATCTTATTGAACATGCTATTGACAATGCCTTTGAGGGAAGAATGAATTTAAAGTTTTATGATTATCTAAAAGATAATAAAACTAAGAAGCATGAAATAGATCATTTCATTGAAAGTAGCACTGCTGCTGAACTCAGTGAACTCACTATGGACCTTGATGAATATCTTGCTGGTGGTTCTGATAATGAACATAAACAACTTCGTGAAGGATATGGACACATTCCCAAACCGCAAGCAAGAAAAATAAAAACATATTTGTATAGTATCTTAGAAGATGCATGGAGGTATAGTCGTGACAGAAGACCTGGACGAAGAAAAAAGCAATCTAAATAAATCAGATCCTCACATAAATCGTGGGGTAGAGTTGCTATTACGCAACAGGAGGGGAATACCAGAACCGCCTAAAACTTTTCAGATAAAGTTTGGTAATATGGTTGCTCTCTTTCGACGAGAGATTGTATTTCATTTAAACTTTTATCTGGACATCAGAAAGAAATAAATCTCTGGAGTATAAAAATGTTAGCAGTAACACTTACGATTGGAACATTAGTTTCAATTATGTTCTTTTTTGTAGGAGGTGTGGTAGGATGGTTAGCAAGAGAAAACACCTGGGTGAATCAACCAATTTACACACATCCAGAGATGTTTGACGAAAACGGGAATGTATTACCCGACGAAATTTTAGCAGTACGATTTGAAAATGGCTATGACGAACTCGACGAAGAAGACGACAACTAGAAAACCTAGGGTAACTAAACCAAAGACAAAAGTAACTGCTGCAAAGAAAGCAGCACCTGCGAAAATTGCAGCAAACACTGAACTTCCAATCAATCCTTTTGTATTTGAAGTTTTGGAACTTGCTTCTGTACAAAGATCTTCTGCGAAGAGGGTAGAAATCTTAAAGAAGTATGAAGATAATTCAATTAAATCTGTTTTGATTTGGAATTTTGATGATAGTGTTATCTCTATGATTCCTGAGGGTGAAGTTCCTTATGCAGATCCTACTGAACAAACTGCATATGCAGGTTCTCTTTCGGAAAATATTTCTAGAGAGATGACAGGTGGAGAATCTGCAACGGGACAAGATCTTGATGGTAGAAACAAAACTTCTCTCCGCAAAGAATGGGTTAATCTCTATAACTTTGTGAAGGGTGGTAATGATTCTCTCACAAAAACCCGTAGAGAGATGATGTTTATTAATATTCTTAGAGGACTTCATCCTAAAGAAGCAGAGATTCTTATTCTAGTAAAAGACGGACTTCTTACTGACAAATATAGATTGACAAAAAATATGGTTTCTGAAGCATATCCTGACATTCAGTGGGGAGGTCGTTCCTGATGGCAAATCAATTAGGTGAAATGCCTAGTAAAACGGAGGAGAAAGAAATGGCCGATTATGGGTCAGAGGAGAGTAAAATTAATCCATCTGATTATGATTGTCAAATTCTCTTAGAGAAAACAACCCATGAGATTGCAAATGATAAGTCTTTTCCTACAGATGCAAGACTTATCTGGTATGTTGTTGATGGTGTAGAGTGTATGGATCTTACTCGATGTAATAAAGTATCAAAGATGTTTGATATGTATTATGATCGATATGGTAAGGGATCAGTTCAAAGAATTGATTTTGGATATGGTTCAATCAACCCAAAACTCTGGGGAAACAAACCAAAAGAGCAAAAGAAAAGAAAATGAGTGGTGGTTTTGATGTAAAGGTTGAGATGCCTAAGGAGGATATTGATAGACTCCTAAAGGAATATAAAAAATTAAAGAAGTATTCTAAGTCGTCTATCTACGAACTAGAAAAACTTTCTGGTAAGAAGACAAAGATTGAAAAACTTATAGAAGAACACGGTCAAGACGACCTAGGTGAACCATAATAATAAATACATTAGCAGGTAAATCCATATGCTTTCTACCCAATACAGGTTGCGTCTCGAAGCAATCTGCGAAAAGATAATTTCAGGTGAGGAAGTATCTTTACCTGATATGATCTGGGCAAACAAATTAGCAAAGTCAAATCAAAGTGCATCATCAATACTAAGGAAGGCGCGTAGACAAGCAAGAAACCCAGACATGAAGGAGGGTGGTTTTGATGATTTTATGAACCAGATGGACCTTGGGGACCCTGATCCATCTAACCATTCATCAGGGTTCGGTAGTGCTGATGATATTGCAGACTGGTTTTCTCATGAAAAAACTGATGATTGGAGACAACGTGATTAATGATTATGTTACAATCACAACATGGGATAGACAATTCCAATGTGTGCGCTATCATTACATTCATAAGTCTTCTCCAAATCCAGTAAAAGAAGTAAAAAATTTATTCCCATTCGAGAAAGTATACGAAGATGCAAGCAGTAATTTACAGTAACGGTAGTCAAGAATGTGAAAGAGCTGGTATGCTCTTAAAAAGTATTCATGAAGATTTC